GCATTCACCCCATCAACGCCGGTCTGCAGCTGGGTGATCTGCTGCGAGGTCGTCTCTATCTTGTCCTCGGCGGTCGTGACGCGCGTCGTCAGCTGCTGCAAGGCGGTGGTGTTGGCCGCAGTTGTTCCAGCCAAATCGGTCACATCGCTGCGTAAAGCGGTGATCAGTCCTGCCTGCGACGTAATCGTTTCGTCATGCCGGGTAACCTTGGTGCTGAGGTCCGAGATCGCTTGGGCATTAGCCAGCAGCTCGGTCACTTCCTCCAGCACAACGTCATCAACCCACAACGTACCTGCAGTGTTGTCGGCATAGATGCCCAGCTGCAGCCCGGTAATCGACGTGTTGTCCGGGATCGCGTAGACGGCACTGAGGTAGGTCCAGGCAGCTTTGTCCGCGACGAAGAACGTTGCTCCGCCGATCAGCTCGCCGTTCTGGTTCGCTAGTCGCATCTTGCTATTGCCCGGCGTGCCATTGAAGTCCGGGGTGCTGCGATACCAGCAGCTGTAGCGATACTTCTTGCCAGGGCTCGTCGGCATCGTGGTGCGGCCATTGGCATACGCAACCTTCTGCCGGATGGCCCCCGGATCGAAGCGCACACACATGCCGCCGGCACGTCCCTCCGTGGTCGGCCAGCTGGTGCCAGTCGCGCCCGGGTCGTAGGTCCAGCCCACGTCCTTGCCTGACTGCCACGAGCCGTTCAGGACCATGTTGCTGCCCTGCGAGATCAGCGCCGGCAATGTGGCGTTGATCGTCGTGATGGACTGAGCCAGCGCGCTCGTGGTGGTGGCAGTCGCCTCCTGCAGCGCCGTAACCGATGCAGCAGTTGCCAGCGAACCGGCACCGGCCGGCATGCGGGCCTCCATCGTGCTGATGCGCTGCACCTGCGCAGAGTCCGCAGCCACACGGGCCTTAAGCTCCTCGTAGGCCAGCCCTGCAGTCAGCTGCAGCGGATCCGTTCCGGTGTAGTTGCCACGCATCTGAACGGCCAGCGTGTTGCGCTGGAGAGCCTCAGCGGCATCTGCGGTGATACGCGCCTGGGTTTCTTCCTGTACCAACGCCACCGACGCGCCGGGCTGCGGACGACCGACGGCGATGTAGTCGATCAGGTAGTAGTTGGCGACGGTCTGCGCCGCCCCCAGCTGCAGGCGAATCGCGTCGACCGTGGCCGGCCACCAGGCAATGTCCTGCACGTCCACGGTGGCCACTCCGCTGCCGTCCCACGCCGGCTCCGGGATCGCCACACGCTTCTGCGTGTTCCATGCCTGGTCCGTGGTGGTGATCCACTGGAGGAATCCGTTCCACGTCGGCGAGCCCACGCGCTTCACGCGCAGCTTCACGAAGCGGTATGCGCTGCCGTCTACGGCCAGGGCCACCGGCGACTGCACCCACGGCGCGGTGGCATGGTTGGCGGGCCGCAGCCAGCCATCCACGAGGGTTGGCGCACCGTTGCCCGTCCACCCTTCAATGGTCTGATTGAACGGCCAGAGCTTGATGCTGTCGAACTGCGTCCCGCTGCCGGCCGCGACCTCCGACACCGCCCGCGCCAACGACTCATCGGCGCTCTGCCGCAGCTGCTCCTCGCGGCTGATCGCCGCCTCGCGCGCCATCTTCTCGTTCAGGAGCGCATCAATCCGCGCCTGGGCTTCGGCGCTGATCGCCTGCATGGCTTCGGTCACGCCCTGCTGCCGCAGCAGCGCCTCGGCGACCAAGTCCTGTGCGGCCTGCGCCAGGCCGGCGGCTCGAGCAGCCGCTTCGTCTGCGATCGCTTGGATGCGGGCACTGATCTCCGCCGCCAGCTTGGCCTGCTGTTCGGCCAGGTCCTTGGACGTAGTCGGCGGAACAACGCCCACTACGGTTCCGGTGCCTGTCTTGCCGCGTACGGTTGGCGTGATCTGGAACCACCACGTCTTGCCGCTGCCGTCGCTGTAGACGTACCGCGTTTCGGTGGTGCGGTGGATCTCCGTCCAAGGACCGTCCTGGCTCTCGCTGCGCGAGATGACGTAGATCACACCCTCCAGATCGACGGCGTCCCATTCGAGCACGACGCCGTCGGCTACCGGCGTAGGATTGACCCCGTTCGCCGGCGGCACGTCCGGCGCCTTGAAGGGCACCGGGAACCACGTGGAAAAGCGCGGCGCCACCGGAGACGCGGACGGCAGCCCGCCCACGCCGATTTCTACCAGCGTGAGTTTCCTTGCTTGCATTGCTGATTACCTCGCGTTGAGTGCTTCGCGCAGCGCTGAACTGCTGGCGTTGCGCACGCCCTGGGTAGTGGTGGACACGAGCTGGCGCAGCAGCTGGTTCTGCTCTGCCAGCAGAGCGTTGCTCTGCTGCACGGCGGCGGTGGTTTGCGTCTGGGCGTCGTTGTTCACGACCAGGTCGAATACGGCCCGGCTGAAGTTGTCCGGCAGCGCCTCGATGGCGTCTGCCAGCGCCCCCATGCTGGTGCCGTCCTGCTGATTGAGGTCGCCGACCTTCATGCCGTCGATCAGGCCCGTCACGCGGCCGTACAGGCTGTTGTAGTCCTGCCCGCTGGCGTAGAGGTTCCGACCAAAGCCCAGCGCGGCCTGAGCGGCCGCCTGTGCGGCGCTGGTGTCGCCTCCGGACACCGCCCGCTCCAGCTCCTTCATCGCCTCGCCCAGCTTCTCCTGGTCCGTCAGCGGCGAAAGATCGCTGATCGACAGGCCGTACTGCATGGCCTTCTTGTCCTTGTCGATCTGCGCCTGCAGCTTGCCCATGTTGGTGGCACGCAGCGCCTCGATCTTGGCCAGGTCTTCCGCGCGGGCGCCGGACAAGCCAAGCGCCTTGGCGTAGTCATTGGCCGACTTCACCTGCTGGCGATACGTGCGCTCGATCGACAACGCCTGCGACTGGTACTGCGTCAGGTTGGCCGTCATCAGCTGCGTGCTCACATCTGCCATGAGGCTGGCGTAGTTGCCGAGCAGCCCGGTCACCTTCTCCACCTGCGTGGCCAGGTCCGTGCCGGCGACACTGGCCAGGTCCTGGAAGTAGTCGACCGCCTTGTTGACCTTGTCGACTTCCAGCCCATTCAGTGCCCGGCCCAGCTCATCGGCGTTGCCGACGGCAAGAGCGATCGACGCGCTCAGCGCGGTGAACACGTCCGACGCCTCGAAGTAGCCATCCAACTGGCCCCCGAACCCTGCAGCCCTGACCGCCTCGCTGTACAGCCGGTCGGTCATGTCTGCCAGATAGGCTTCCAGCTGGGCCTTGGCCTCGGTGGAATCTGCGGACAGCTGGAGTTTGCCCAGGTCCACGCGAACCGCGCCGAGCTGCGTGGTCAGGTCCACACCCAGCTGCTTGGCCAGGTCGGTCGCTGCCCCGCGCACCTGCCGCGCGGCCATGTCGAACGTGCGATCGATGCCCGGATCCAGCGCGCCGAACTGCGTCCACTTCTTGTCGCTGCGGAACAGGCCGCCCTTGGCCTTGATATCGGCATAGCTCTGGCCATCGAACCCGCCGAAGCCATAGCTACCGGTGATGCCCTGCCCCGTGACCTTGGGAGCCTGGCGGCCGAACAGCTTGGCGTGGATGCTAGAGCCGGAGAGGATCGATGCGACCTTGTCGTTGAAGCCGAGACCGCGGAACGTCTTGTCGGCCAGGCCCACAGCGCCGGCCGTTGCGATCTTGCCGGCCCAGCTCTCTCCGTTGGCGATGTTCCAGCCCTGATCGAACAACTGGGCGTTCTTCATCATGCCGGCCACGATCCAGCCGATGATCGGCACCGCCGCCGCCGCGGAGCTTGCCGCGCCCGCTGCGCCGGCGCCGGTGCCCGCACTGCCGCCGCCAATCAGCCCCGAGAAGCTGGAGCCGGTCATCCCTGCCATGCTGGTCACATCACCGAAGCCGTTAAGGGTCCCTGCCGCCGCGCCGGCCGAGCGCCCGAAGCCGAACAGGCCCTGACCCTTGGAAAGCAGGCCGGCCACGGTGCTCACATTCTGCCCGCCGGCCGCCGAGCCGTTGCCGCCCAAAACCCCCATCAAACTCTGAAGACTGAGCCCTCCGCCCTGCCCGCTGATTCCATTGAGGATCTGCGTCTGGATCGGGATCACCAGCTTCTGCTGCAGAAACTCGCGTGCCAGGTCGCGCAATCCGCGTTTGGCCGCGTCCTGCAGGTCATCCCACAGATTGTCGAAGTCGCGCATCCCCCCGGCCACGAAGTCGGCCATGGCATCGGCGGCATCGCCAACGCCGTAAACGAGCACGCTGGCCCACGCCTCCACGTTCGCGGCCGCTTCTTCCACGCGCAGCGAAAGATCGGCAGACGCACGCGCTGCGGCGAGCATGGCCTGCTCGTAGGCCTCGTAGGAAGCAACGCCCTTCCTGCGGGCCAACTCCTCCTTGCTGCCCGCCGCCTCCACGGCCTTCTGCAGCTCCTGCCGCATGTCGCGCTCGTTCATCATCTGCCGGCGCGACAGTTCTCGGGCACGACCCACCTTGCCGAGCATGGCCACCTCGGTGTCCATGGTCGCCAGCAGCGATTCCGGGCTGGCCAGGGCCTTCTTGATCTCAGCGCTGGACTGCTCCAGCGCCTTCTGCGACTCCAGGACCAGCGTGTTATACGCCGCCCGCTCGATGCGCCCTTCCTTCACCGCCTCCTTCAGCTTGTCCTCGAGCTGCTTCTGTCGCTCGGTGGCCTCAGCCAGTGGGCCAGCCATGGTCGCGGCCGCCATCGCCGCCTGCTCGTTGTAGCGCTTGATCGCTTCCGCGTCTGCCTTGCGATCCTTGGCGCCTGCGCGTTCAGCGGCCGCCGACGCTTTGCGCGACTCCGTGAAGTTCTTCTGCGCAGCGGCCAGCTCCGTCTGCAGCCGGATGTACTGCGCGCCCTGCTCGATGTACTGCCTGACCTTGGGGTCATCGCGCTTGGAGAAGTCGACGCCGCTGGCCTGGGCCTCCTTGAACCAATCGCCCACGTCCAGCTTTGCCACCTCTGCGGCGCTCTTACCAACGCGTGCGAGCTGGCCAGGCAGCGACTGCATCGCCGAGGCAATCCGCTTCCCGGCAGCGCCGGCCGAGTCCCCCAATGCGTTGAACGAACCCGACAGAGCATCGGTTGCAGTCGTTGCTTGGTTCGTAGCTCCCGTGAATGCCGTCAACAGACGGTTCTGCTGTTCATAGCTCTGAGCCAAGGATGCAGCGGAAGCCGTCTGTTCAGTGAACTTGTCAGCGATGCGCTTGGCAGCCGGAGCGCCTTCAAGAAGCTGCGTATTTGCAGCAGCAAGCGATGCGCTGAACTGGTCCGCAGTAATCTTCCCTGCCTGAAACTCTGCTCGAAGCTGCCCAACTTCTTGGACGTAGAGCTTGAAACGCGGACCGCCAATCTCCGTGCTGGACACGGCCACCATCTGATTTACAGCAGCGTTTAGCTCGTCATAGCCCTTGGACATTTCCTTCTGTAGCCGCAGAATTTCACCGGCCTGTATCTGGGCATTAAGGGTCTTGAACTTCTCAATTGCCGTGTCGGCCGCGCCACTAAAGTCGATCAACGCAGCCGATGCCGTTTTGGTGTTGTCGCGGAAAATCAACCAACCGGCAGCTGCGGTTGCCAGCATCGTGATGATGCCGGACGGACCACCCAACATGGCGAGCGTCGAGGCACCCGCGCGAGCAACCCATCCGGCATTTGCAGCTGCAGCCTGCGTTTGCGCCTGAGCCAGCAGCAGGGTCGCCTGCCGGTGCTCCAGGGTCGCTGCGGCGGCCTTGCTGCTCACCGATACGCTACCGCCGATTGCAGCCGCGCGGCGTACCTCCGCCTCCGCATCGAGCATCGCGGCGCGGGTCCGTAGCTCGAGCTGCTGCGCAGCAGCCAGATTCTGCGCCGCAGCAGCCCGATCAGCCGCCATTCCTGCGTTGGCAGCAGCGACCCGCGCCAGGAGGGCTTTCAGCAGGGGACCCGAAGCGACCGCAGCTCCAGCGACCGCTACCGATTCCAGATTGCTACCGAGGGCGCCGATGCCAGCTGCAAGCAACTTGGATGCGCCTGTCGCCTCGTCGGCACGGCCGATCATGACCTGGAGGTTGTTGTTGAACAGCGTCATTGCCTGCCCAACGGTGGAATCCATCTTGCCGAACGCGTCGTCCACCGCACCAGCCTGGTTCTGCAGGGCGTTGATCACCTGTTCTGATGACAGCTTGCCCGCTGCACCCAGTTCACGCAGCTTCCCGATGGGGACGTTCAAGCCCTTGGCGATGGCCTGGGCCAAGGCCGGCGCTTGCTCGAGTACCGAGTTCAGCTCTTCACCACGAAGCGTGCCCGAAGCAAACGCCTGACCCAGCTGCACAAGCGCAGCATCGGCGCCAGCGGCGGACGTGCCGCTGATCACCATCGTCTTGCTGATAGTCTCAACAACGCGCGCCAGGTCACTTCCAGACAGACCGAGCGCCTCCTGGTTCATGGCGATACGCTGGTACAGCTCCGCAGTGGCGCCCAGAGGCTGTCGAGCAGCACCGGCGATCCGGATCACGTCAGCCTGCGCGGCGGCAAACTGCGCCTGCCCCTGGGTGACCAAGCGCAACCGGTTGTTGAGGTTCGTCCATTCGTCGGCCTTGCCAACTGCGGCTTTGACGGCCACCAGGGCAGAGGTAAGGCCCACAGCTTCGAACGCAACGCGACGAAATCCGGCCGCAACCTCATCGGCTCCGCGCCTGGCGGCATCCGACATGGACGATTGAATAGCTGCCATATCGCGCTGAACAACGCGCGCGGCCTTTCCGCTGTCGCGCTCGAACGAGCCCGACTTCAGCAGCAGGTCAACGGTAAGGGTGTAAAGGCTCATCGCGCTTCCAAAAAAAAGCCCGCACAGGGCGGGCTTTGAGGCTTATGGAGGGGAGTTTCAGCGAATCGGGATCTCCGATCCGTTGATGGTCATATCTGTCACGGTCCCCGTAGCGTTGGTGATGCAGGACGCAGAAGCTGGCTTCGCGGAGCCGTCGGTTGTAGGTAGAACCAGGCCAGATCCTAATGGCCAGGCGAAGTAATGCTCGCCCGCCGAACCCATGTCTTTCACGAAGGGGACCTTGGCGCTCCTCGGGTCCGCTGATGCAGCCTGAATCGCGCTCATGCAGTTCAGCAGGGCCTGTTTCGCACCGTCGTCCTTTGCAGTCGTGCAACCCACTACCGTCAATAGCAGCAGTGCCGACGCGCACCTGATTGCATGTTTCATAGAACCTCCCGAATTATGTCGGGATCATGCCAGCTACGCAGGGATTTCCTCAAATTCCATGTATCCCGAGAAGTACTGCCGACTGATGTTCTCGGCACTCGGTAGCTGGATCGGAAAGCCATAGAGCGCCGAGCGCGCCGCCAGCAGCGGGTCGAACGCCTTCGTGAGCATGTCCCGGAATTGGGGCACCACACAGGAGCGCCGCCGGCCCGCCAGTGCGGCTCCGATCGTCTCCCAATCCATCCCGCCGAGGCCGTTACCACGCACAACCGGCGTGGAGCGTCCGGACAGCGTGCAGGTCAGCCGCCGGTACAACCGGCCTGGCACGGTATTGACCTGGCCACCCTTAGTCCGCGTGTGGGTGCTAGCGTCGATCGTGGCCACGGCCCAGCCGTCGCTGATACCAACGTCCACCGCCCGGAAGATCGCGATCTCGCCGACGTCCACATTCGTGGCCGTGGTTGCGATCTCAACCGACACCGTCGATACGAGCGCCGCCGACTGGGGGAACAGCCAGGCGCAAACACTGCCGTCGGGCAGTCGGACCGTCGTGCCGCTGGTGCCGACCGCGCTCACCTGCACGCCGGGCGGGATGTTGAGGCCGAGAATCGCAATGATTGCCGGGGCGACGGCATCGGCCAGGGTGATCGTGATCGCCAGCTCCCCGGTGCGCCGGATACGCGACGCGCGCCCCGGCTTTCCGTCAAAGAGCGCCGAGCCCTGGTCTGCTGTCAGCCACGTCCCACCGGTGAGGGTCACAGTCGTGACTGCCGGCATCCCATATCCAATCAACACGTCATCATCCCCACACCGTCAGCACCACGTCCCCCGTGGCAGGGTTGCGCTCAACTCGGCGCACCAGCACCGGCTTGCCGTCTGCCAGCCCATACCGGCTGTAGGTGAGCCGGCCGACCTGACCTGGCAGCGGCGCCAGATCCTGATCACCACGCACCGTCAGCTGGTAGAAGTAGCGTTGCACCCGGTACATGCCCAAGATTCGATCGATCTCCGCCTGCGCGTCGCTGGCGTGCCAGAACAACGAGATGACAGGGTCAGCAACTTCCGCCCGCTGGTAGTGGGCATGCAGCGGGCCGGCCCCGTACACCTGCCCACGGTAGAGGCCGGTCAGCTCATCACGGCGCGCCTGCGGCACCTCGACCACGTCGGTGACGAGATCCGATGCGGCCAGCGCCTGGGCGTTCGGGCGGTAGGCCATTCGCCGGGTCAGGTTCGGAGCATCATCGGGCACCATGACCAGGTCAGCCGCGAGGTCGTGTGCCTCGGACAGATCAAAGGCGAACGGCCCTGCGTGGGATTCGGGCGCGATCACGCGAACAAAGCGCAGCACGCCGGCCGGATCTTGGTAGCACCCCGCGCCGTAGCTTGGCAGGAGAGCGTTCAACGCCGCGCGCCCGGTGATCGCCGCGCCCGCGTAATAGCCGATACCCATGTAGCCCGTGGCCTGATCGATCGCCACACAGTCGCTGGCCGACCACGCCTCGCGGCCCAGCCGCGCCATCACGTCGCCTACCGCCTGCTCCAGACGGGCGGGCATCATGCCAGCGCCAACACTGGAAGCATCCACGACCACAGGCGTCACCGGTGGTGACTTCAGCAGCACCTGTTGCCCGTCTGGCGCCTCGCTGTAGGTGCCGGCCTCCATCAGGTCGCCGCGGTCCATAACGGCGTCGACGTAGACCCGTCCATCAGCCACGAACATTGAGGTGGCGTCGGAGTTGGCCCCCATCGCCGGAATGCTGGCCACTGCCCCGATCACCACGGGCTGCGGCTTCCATGCCAAGGAGGCGATGTTCGGCAGGAACACGCCCCGGTTGAGCGTCTCGTCAAGGTAGTCGTGCGCGTCGCGCAGATGCAGGGTCTTGGTGCCGTCGTCGTTGATCTCGATCTGCTCGATGGCGCAACGGAATGCCGGCACGGCGTCGACGCGCATGCCGCTCTCGGCCGCCAGCAGAATCTGCACCGAACTGCCGGACGCGCCAGCGCCCACCAAGGTGTCCAGTACGCCGTCTGCATCGGCCACCACGCATTCCGCGGCAGCCGCCTGGGAAACCGGATCGCCTCCCCACGGCCAGAATGCCAGCTCCTGGATCAGGCTGACCCCTTCTGCCACCAACCCCTCATAGCGGAGATTGGCCGGGCTGTCGCCCGGGGCCGATAGCCAATCTACATCAGCCAAGCGCATTGGACTGGCGGCCAAGGTGGGGAGCCGCCAACCGGATGCGGCTGCGTCGCTTCGCGGCCCCCACTGCCCTGCATTGACCGCAAGGCACAGCCCACCGGCCTTGGTGGCGGCCAGTGACGCAGCGAAGAACAGCGGCCCGGACAGCTGCAGCTCGCGCGCCAGGACCTGCGTGCCGTTGAGGTACAGGCGAATCTGGCGTTGCGCCCCGAGGACAACTTGCAGCCCGACAATGTCACCGTGCACCACTGCGGGAAGATCCGTGGCGATCGCGCCGCCTGCCTGCAGGAGCCGCCCGGCCGCGAGATCCCATCCGATGCTGGCAAGGTCGACACCCAGCGCCTTGTTCAGCGCTGCCGCCGCTGTGGCGAAGCCTACCAGGGCGGTAACAGCGTCATCACCCCACACGGCAAACTCCACTCCCACCGTGCCGGCGTTGAGGCTGAAGTCAGAGCGCGCGTGACTGGCCAGGGCAGTGGCGCCGGTGGTGGCCAGGGTGAGCCCGCCATCTCGCGCGGCGAGCAGCGGGCCAATGGGCGTGGCGGCGAAGCGCCCGAAAGTGTCGGTCATGGCTATCCCAGTCGATCGAACCAGTCCTGTGCCTCGTCCTCCTCGGAACGTGGAACAAGTGTGTCCAGGTACTCCTGAAAGGAGCGCTTGGTGCCGCCTTGGCTGTGCGAGGCGGTGATGTACGCGGCGAAGGCAGCGGGCTTGATGTGCAGGCTTACGGGGTCGATGGGGTTCCGCTTATGGAACTCCCACCATTCCAGGAACTCCCGCCGCGACATGCTCGCCTGCAGCTCCGACACCGTGCGATGCAGGTGGCCGGCGAGAACCTTCCAGAACCAGTCCTCGCCGCGCTGCCTTAGCCGTTTCCCGCGTCGGCCTGTGCCTGGGCAGCGTCGTCACCGAAACCGGAGTGCTTCATGGCCACGCGCTGCAGCTCAGCAGCCACCAGCGGTTTGAGCTGGGCGGCCTGTTCCACGTTCATGACGGGCTTGCCGTCCTCGTCGCAGATGGTTGCCGCGATCAGCTTGGCGCGGTCGCCTTCACCCCACAGCTTGCGGAACTCCGCATCCGGCAGCTCGCGCACGTGGAACTGTGCTTTGGCTCCATTGGGCAGGGTAATGGTGTCGGCATGCACGTCCTTGGACGCGAACATGCCCAGGTTGGTGAATGACTGCAGGACGCTCAGGGGCTGCTGCGGCTGGGTTTGGGGGGGGGCGTTGGTCTTGCTCATTGGCCGTTTCCTCGAATGGCGACAGGGCGCGCGGGCCGCGCACGGCTAACACGCGGAGGATCCGCGCGCCCTGTCAGAGAGATGGCCCGCCGGAGCGGGCCTGGGTGTGCGCCGTTGCCGCAGCCTTACGGCGTCGGGCGGTGCGTGGTGACGGCGCCGGAGCCGCGGATGGTGATCGTCGCCTTCCAGACGTCGTTGTCCTGGCTGGTCACCGCGAAGTTCTGCACGAAGCCGTCGAACTGCTTGGACAGCACGGTGTCCGGCGGGGTGATCTTGCCGGCAACGGCGGTCGGCTTGGCCACACCTTCGGTTTCCGACAGCGGCGCAGTCACCAGCCAGTTCACAACGGCACCGGTCTCGTGCAGCTCTTCCAGCTTCTCGTGGTCGACGCTGTCGTAGATGATCTCGATGCTGGTGCTGCCAGTCTGCTTGCGGCCGGCGACGAACTGGTCCCAGTCGTCGTCGTAATCGGAGATATCGATCTCCGACGCCTGGCCATCGGGGAAGCCGACCGTACGCAGGCGGGTCACCTTGATGACCTCGGCCGCGGCGATGGCGACGAACAGCTGCGTGTGCTTCGACTTGATTACCTGTCCCATAGGGGTTTCCTTGTGTTGCGCCCGTCGCCGGGCATGAAAAAGGCCCCTCGCGGGGCCAGTGGTTTGCCGTTGTGTGGTTCAGCGCAGTTGCAGGAGCCTGGCGTCGAAGGAGATGCCAAAGGCGTCCGTGCCGTCGCTGTCAGGCGTCGGGTTGTAAGACTCGATGCTGCCCACGCGCTCGATCGCGTCGCGGATGGCGACGGCCGCACCGTTGGCCTGCGTCATGGCTTTGCCCCACACGGTCAATCGGACTCGCCAGCCGTCGGCCGGCGGCGCATCGGACAGCATCGCGGTGGGCGATCCGCCGACCACCTCCCACGTCGCGTAGGGCAGTGCTGCATCCTGCGGCGCGGTTCCCGGCCACAACCGGATCGGGTCGCCCAGCACATGCCGAACCGCTGCATCACCCTGCAGCAGGGACTGGATCAGGGGAACCATCATCGCCAGCCATCCTTCTTCAGCTGCTTGTCGAGCGCCGCCCAGGTTTCATTGATGATCACCTGCGCCGCCTCCGGCCCCTTGGCCTCGCCTGCCGGCGTGAGGAACGGCTCGGCCCTCATCTTCCTGGTGCCGAATTCCTTGAAGCGCCAGTAATAGGCCCAGCCCGCCTCCTCATAGACCTTCCCAACGCGACCGCGGCGCCGGTTGCGCTTGGTGTTGGCGTACTTGCGGCGGCGACCGGTCTTAACCCCTACCGTGAAGTACTCGCCGTCTCGACCTACACCTGCGCGCTGCCGGCTCTTGGTGTTGGCCCGGCGGGTGACGATCTGCGAGGCCATGAACCCCGATGCTCTCGGGGCCCGGCGGCGAGCATCGTCACGGATGACGTTGCCACCCTTGCGCATACCGGCTTGCACGGCTCGCCCTTGAATCGACTTGGGTGCCTCCCGCAGTGAACGCAGGAGGCCGTCCAGGCCGTCGATCTTCACCTGCTCAGCCATCGGACACCCCGGCATCGACCATCAGCGTGATATGCCCGCGTGCTGTCGCATCCGGCAGCACCGCACGAATCGCATACATCTGCCCGTCAAACACCACACGCATGGTCGGCACTACCCCGGGCAGGTAAGGGATCTCGATGCGTGCAGTCACCTGTCCATGCTCGGCCGAGGCCGCAGTGAACTCTCGACCCGAGAGCGGAACCACCTCTGCCGGCACGTCAGCCCGCCATCTACGCCATTGCTTCACGTCCCCGCCGAGCGGATCACGCACCGGGCCGTAGTCCTGCAGCTCGATGCGATGCCGGTATTTGCCGGCCCGCCTCATGGCAGCACCCGCCGGTAGGGAAACATCAGCCGGTCCAGGGTCGGGTTCTCGGCCAACTGCGAGCCAGCCACCACCGCCTCGCGATTGGCGTACAGGTCACCCAGCAACAGCAGTACGGCTGCGCGCAGCGGCCCCGGAAGCGGGCCAGGTGTCGTCGTGAACTTGACCGGATAGGCGCCCGGCTCGCTGTCGAGCGCGGCCGGCTCAATCGGCAGCGGAGAGCGGCCCTCGCCGACCGGGGTCCACTCATAGGTCGCTGCTGCCAACGCATACCCCGTGGTGCGCTCCACCGACTCACGCGCGGCGGTGATGAAGGCGCCGATCAGCGCGTCGTCGGCATCGTGGATAACTACCAGGTGCGCCTTCGCTTCGCTCAGCGACACGGGTTCCTCTGCCGCCGGGGTCAACGTGCGCAGCATGGGTCATTCCTCCGGCGTGGCCGACTTGATGGCATTGGGGTGGGGGTCGATCAGCCCGCCAAGGCGCAGCGCCTCAACGTGTGCCGCGTTGACCTGGATCACCTGGCCAACCTCCCCGAGGTGGTTGTTACTGAGCACCAGCGCCGGCACGGTTTCACCCTCCGGCGGAGCCGGTTCTTCATCCGGTGGCGGCAGGTCGTTGTCCGCCTCCACGGTTTCGGGCCTCTGGCTGTCGTGGCCCTCGTCCGTCTCCGGCTCACTGACGGCTGCTGCCGCGCCAGCGTCGGGGCTTTCGGCGTCCGGCTGCTCGCCCTGGCCAGCCGCTGCGTCCACTACCGCAGCGGGCGCTTCCTGCGCGTCGGCCGGACCGCTGGCCACCTGCGCGGAGGTGTTCTTCTGCTTTGCCATGATCGTCTCCGAGGGACGCCCGCGCTGGGGCGTCCCTGCGTTCGTGGGCCGAGGCGGTTAAGCCGCGGCGCCGTGCTTGAAGGTCTTCACCGCGCCGCCCACGTCGACCAGGTTGCCGCCGGAGCGCATCCAGGCCATGAAGCCCACCTGGCCCCTCTTGACATAGGCCGAGTCGGCGAAGCGGAACAGGGTCACGGCCATCACGTCGCGGATCTTGTAGTAGCTGAAGTCGCCGAACGCGATCGAGGTTGCGCCTGCGGCCGGGGCCGGGGCGTGCTGGTTGGTCTGGATATCGCGGTTCAGCAGACGATCCGGCGCACCGCCCGGATTGCCCTGCTCGTAACCCGGCACGAAGATCGGCCGGCCCTGGTCGTCCTTCACCTTGCGGATCAGCTTCAGCATGTCGTCGTGGAACATCCACTTGGCCAGCTGGCGATACGCCGGATCGACGCTGTGCTCCAGGTCGACCAGGTCGTCGTAGGTGACGATCGGCAGCGCCGAGACAGCGCCGATCTTGCCCACCGTCGCGGCAGTAAAGGCGCCCATCGGCTGGCCAACGCCGGTGCCGACAGAGTAGTGGCGGTTGGTGACGCGGCCCAGGCGGGTCTGCAGGCGCTTCTCGATGAAGCCGGCGATATCGGCCGTGCTGTCCTGCAGCAGCTCCCACGGCACGGTCACCACCTTGGAGCTGTACTTGTACACCTGCAGGCCCTTAGTGCCGAAGGCCACATCCTGGTCGTTCGCCGACTGGTTTTCAGCGACCAGTTCGCCCTCTTCGGAGGTGCCATCGCTGGTCGGGTACTGCATCGGCTCACCGCCGGCAGTGCTGAACACATCAGCCACCTGGCGCATGCCGCCGAATGCCTTCAGGGCATCCAGGATCTGCTCGGCCAGCGTGGTCGGAACGGTGTAGCCGCCCTGCTCCGGGTTGACGGCCGGGTTGCCCGACATGGCCGCGTTGACCTGCTTCCAGTCCTCTGCGCTCAGGGCGCTGTCACCGCCACGCGCCCAACGGTCGAACAGGCGCTCCTCGTTGGAGAGGTCACGGCCGCCGCGGTTGGCAGTGTCGTGCTCACGCACGCCCTGTTCGCGCAGTGCCTCGTCGGCCGTCAGGTCCATGACCTTCTGATGACGCTCGATCGCCGCGTCGATGCGCTCGATCTCGGCGATGTTGTTGTCGTACTTGGCCTGGTTCTCAGGCGTCCACTTGTTGCCGTCACCGGTGCTGGTGTCGAGCAGGTTGCGGGTTTCCTTTGCCAGCGCGGTGCGGCGCTCCCGCTCGGCCTGAATGTTGAAGGGCATTGGTGATTTCCTCGTGTCGAAAAAAAACCGCCTTTCGGCGGTCGGGATGAACTGCGGGCGGGAGTCGCTTACGCAGCGGAGCGTTCCAGCAGCGCCAGACGGCGCGACAGATTGGCCTTGTGGGCGGCGGCGGCGGCGCCGTCGTCGGGTTCGGGGGTACGGTTGGCCAGTGCGGCAGGTGCGTTGTCGTAGGCGGACAGATCCCAGGTGCTGGATGCCTTCTTCTTGCCGACGACCTCCACCACGCGATCAGCGAAACCGTGTTCCTTGGCTTCGTCGGCCGTGAACCAGGTCTCTTCGTCCATCCACTGGACAATCTGCGCTTCATCCTTACCAGTGCGACGGGTGTAGTCCCCGGCCAGCCCGGTATCGATCTTGGCCAGCAGCTCACCGGTCTTGGTCATATCGGCCTTGTTGCCGATAGCGACCGTCCAGGCGTTGTGGATCATGAAACCGGCGCCCTGGCTGATCTCAACCTCATCGCAGGCCATGCAGATGCCGGTGGCAGCCGAGGCCGCCAGTCCATCCACGTGGGCGATCACGGTCGCCTTGTGCTGTGCGATGGCCGTCATCATCGATCGGGCCGCGAACACGTCACCGCCGGGCGAATCGATGCGCAGATGGATCACGTCCGCGTCGATGCCGGCCATAGCCTGGGCAAACATCGTCTCGTCAATGTCGCCCCACCACCCGCCGATGACGCCGTGCAGGTAGATCGTGGCCTCCTTGCCTTCGGTCTCCGCCCGGATGGGCTTGGACTGGCCGGCGTTGTTCTTGGCCAGCTGCAGCAACTTAGGAATCGGCATCTTCAGGGTTCCTTTCAGGGTCGTCGCTGTCCGGCTTCGCCGGTGGCGCGGGGTCTTTCGGTTGGTAGAGCTTGTCGCCGCCCTCGATGGGAGGCAGGTTCTTGAGGCGGCGGACTTCGTTGACGACCATCCAGCCTTGCGTGCCAGGGCCACCCAACGCCTTGCTGAAGTACTCGGCCTGCGTCTTCGAGTCGCCGGCCATGAACATGTCCACGTTGTGCTCAACGAAGTAGCGCGGCGTGCGGAACAGCTTGCGGTTCAACTCGTCCTTGATCCGCTTCAGGTGCGGGCCCAGCGTGTACTTCACGAAGCCGATGCCCATGCTCTCGATGCCACTGCCCCAGCTGGTCGACTTGGTGGTTTCACCGATCATGTGGGGCGGCACACCGAAGGCGCGGGCTACGTCGATCACCTGCCACTGACGCGACTCCAGCAGCTGCTGGTCGACCGCTGACATGGTCAGTTCGTGAACCTCCAGCCCCTCGGTCAGAACCAGCGGAATGCGACGGTTACCCTGCACCCCGCCGTACTTCTTGACCCAGGCATCGCGGAAATCGTCCTGCTGCTCCTTGGTCATCTTGTTGGGCGTTCGGATGGCCACTTCGGGCTTGCCGCCCTCGCTGAAGAACTTGCCGGCGTGCTCGTCACCTTGGATGGCGATGCCGATGCCGTTCCGAGCGCCCCACTGGATCACCGACATGCCGTGCACGCCGTTGAAACCGAAGCCGGGGAAATGGAGCACGTCGTCCTGGTCGACGGTGAAGTACCCGTCCGCATCGTGGAACGAGTACTGCAGGCGTGTCGGCTCCCGTGGGCTGGTTTTCTCCTGCTTGAGGATCATCACCCTGTCGCGTGGCCAGGGGATCAACCCGGTCGCCACCCCGGCACGGTTGCGCGTCACGTACACCACGCCATCACCGCGCAGCAGCATCTGGCCGACGATGAACTCCCAGCCAGTGGCGCTCGACCAGCCGGAGGAGAACTGCTCGTTCAGCAGCCACCAGTAGTCATGCTCCGCCCGCTTGCGATGGCCGTCCACCCGCTCGAACACAGGCAGCGGCAGCTGGGCGATCGCGCCGGCCAGCAGCGAAACGGCAGCGAACACCGCCGAGACCCGCATCGCTGATTCCGGGCTGACCACGGCGCCGGAGGCCGTCGTCGGATTCCCGAACACCTCGAACATGCCCATGCCGGAGGACTGGATCACCTCGCCGTCGACCAGGTTGCTGATCGTCGGCTCGATACGGTCGCGGGCATCGGCCCGCCGGTTCTTCTCGAATAGTCCGAACATCAGTCGATCACCACGAAGCCTTGTTGGGTTGTGCCGGTGTCCCGCGCCTGCATGGCGCGGCCCATGGCCATGATTAGCGCCACCGCGCCGTCGATCTTGCTTTCCATCTTTTCCTTGCGGGGATAGACGTGTTCCTTGGCATCCACGCGCGCCACTACGTTGCCCATCATCCAGGTCATCGCCGCGTTGCCGTCGTGCCACAGGCGCCGCGACAGAATCAGGGCTTCCACTTCCTTCATGGGCTCGGAGAGGTTGCGCACTGACTGCGCCATCTCCACAGTCGGCAGTCCTTCCTGTTCAAGGCGCGTCATCAGGTACGCCGCCTGCGCTGGGTCAAAGGCAATGTCCTGCACGTCGATGCCTTGTGCCGCAAGCTCTTTCAGCTCTTCTTCAATGAACGCGTAGTCCGTCATGTTCCCGGGCGTGGACACGATCAGCTCGTCCAGCAGGAACTGCTGGTACTTCTCGTTTTCCTCCACGGCCGACTCCGGCACGTAGAACCGGGGAATGGCGTAGTAGCTATCGCCCTTCTCGAACAGCAGCACCACGGCAGCCACGTCCAGCTTGGATGCCAGATCGACACCGACCCAGCACGGACAGCCCGCAAAGTCCGACACCTCAAACCGTCGTTTCTGCCGCTGCCAGGCCAGCATGTTCATCCATGCCAGCTTGGCGCCGACCCAATCATTCAGGTGCTTGGTACGGAACGCGCTTTGCTTACTGGCCGACCGCTTTGCCTTGGCGAGCTGGTCGAGCAGGAACTGCTCGAACACGGAAACGCCGTAGTTCGGGTTGGCCTTGCGCAGGCTCGCCGGATCGTCCCAGCGGTCGCCCTCGTCTATGCAGTAAATCGCCGCGAACACCGTCTCATCGGTCACCTCGCCGCGCAGGATGCGGATGGCATCGCCTCGCATCTCGAAGCATGGGCCGGACAGGTTGGTGCCTGCCGTGGTGATGATCGACAGCAGCGGCTGCTCGCGTGCGCCCATGCCGGTTTCCATGGCGTCGACCATGTGGTCATCGTCATGTTCGTGGTACTCGTCCACCAGCGCCGCGTGCGGGCTCGAGCCATCGCCGGGCTTGCCGATCATCGTCTCGAACTTGGACATGTCCTCCATGACGAACAGCGGCCCCGGGTTCTTCGGGTTGCCCGCCTGTTCGATACCGAAGCGGGCGCGCAATGCCGGCAGCTTCTGAACCATCTGCCAAGCCGGGCGGAACACCTCGTACGCCTGTTTCTCGCTGGTAGCGCCCGAATAGACCTCCGCGCCCGCCTCGCCGTCAGCGCAGAACAGGTACAGGCCACGGGCAGCCAGTCGCAACGACTTGCCGTTCTTGCGCGGGATCTCCTCGTATGCGCGGCGGAAGCGCCGGTGCCCGGTCTTCTTGTGGACCCAGCCGAACAGATTGCACTCGATGAAGTGCTGCCAGGGCTCCAGCACCAGCAGGCGCTTCTGCGCCGCCCACTTTCCTTTCGTGTGCGGCATCTTCTCCATGAACCGCACCGCACGGTCCGCCTTCTCGGCGTCGTACTTGTAGGGCCAGTCGGCCCCCTTGCGCTTCAGGTCATCCAGGAACCGCTGGCACGCCAGACGGATGAACTCGCCGGCCGGGATCTTTCCTGACGTGACGCCCTTGGCGTATGCCTTGGCTGAATCGCTCGGCGTCATGGATCAGAACTCGTCGAATGGGTTGCCCTCCGGGGTCTTTTCGGTCCCCAGCTTCTGACGGTCAGCCGGAGTCAGGCCCAGGCGCGCCAGGCAGCCGATCAGGTGGGAGTACTTGGCCGCAACGAACTCGCCGCGGTTGGCACGGAACTCGGAAAGCAGCGATGACGCCACCTCCATGATGAATCGGTCGGCGCTGGTCAGGACGCCAGGCAGGGCGCACTTCTCCAGCTCCTTCCAGACGACCGCGACCTCGTCCGGCAGATGGCCGGGCACCTTGCCCAGGGCCTTTCCCGTCTTTGGCACCTCGGCCCTGTAACGCTGCGGGTTGCGCTTGTCCGCCCCCTTGAGCTTTGCCAGCTCGGCGGGCTGCTTGTGCCTGGCCATCGCCGGTCAGCTCCAAATCCAAAATTCAAATTCTGTGGACGCGAGAAGAAAGGGGGGCGCGCGTATCGGGCGAGGAAGGCCCTCAACTTTGACCCTCCCCCCTCCCTTTCCGTTCAGCTTTCGGTGGATAACTCGCCGCTCCTTCAGCTCCGCCGGGCTGGCGGGCATCCCTGCCGAACCCGCCGTTCTCCCGTGCAGTCTTGGCGCTATGGCACGGTCGGCACAGCGGCTGCAGGTTGGTGTCGGCGTTGTTGCCGTCGTCCCCGTTGATGTGGTCGACCTCAGTGGCCGCCCGCACCCTGCCCTGCTCAGCACAACATCTGCACAGCGGCTCACGAGCCAGCACTACCGCACGGATCCGGCGCCACAACGAGGAATTGGTGGGCAGCGCGCGGCGCGCCTGTCTCTTGCGAACCTGGGCGCTGGTCTCCTTGTAGGGGCGCCAGCCAGCCGCACGGTGCTGGGGTGGCCGGGTTGGCATCAGTAGGACTTCCCGTCCAGGTCGACACGCTCAGGCTCGGCACCTTCATCCTGCACCGGTGCACCGGCCTCCTCGCCCAGCAGCTGCGCCACCGCCTGCACGAGCAGGCCAACGTGCATTGCCAGCTCGGCGATCTGCTTGCCCTGCTGCTCGATGATCCCGACCAGTCGGTCGATGCGGCTGTCGGTGCTGCCTTCGATGAGCGCTGCCAGGGCAGCGTCAGCACCAGCGCGCGCCGCCTGCTCAGCGGCCAGTGCTGCCGCAACCTCTTCAATCCGTGGAACGTCCATCAGCAACCCTCGTCGTTCGCAATACCAAGCCGCGGCGTATCCACCCCTCGACCCGTTCCCAGTCCGGTTCCATGCCCGTCGTCCTGGCAAACCACACCACCGTGGCCAAGTAGCAACGCAGCCACCACCGCGTGCGGATAGCAGCGATCACGGTCTCAGCCATTGACGAACTCCACTTCGACCTTGCCGTGCTTGGTCTTCATGACGGCGCGCTTGCCGTGCTTGTGGATGCGCACCGGCTCGGGGTAGTACCGAACCACGCCCTTTCGTGTGTCGGCATAAACGACCTTTCTGATCTCCCTGCCATCCAGCAGTACGCGTCGCTTGCCACGCCCATCAGCGGTCGTGTGTACGTTCCTGTTCATCAGAACTCCTCCACCTCCCATCCGCCGCCGTCGCGCTTGCGCCGCACCTTCACCGCAATGAAGCGGAACGGGTACATGGCCGCGGCGATCTTGATCTTGGCCCGTGCATCGTCCTGCCAGTGCCCCTTCACCTCGTGGCACTCCATGACGCCATCAGCGGCCACCACCGCAAAGTCCGGGGTGAAGAACGTGTTGTCGGCCAGCCTCAGCTTCAGCCCCTCGAACTTGTGCCAGAGGATCTGGCCGGATGCCTCCAGCGCGCGCAGCCGCTCGGCATACGCGGCCTCGGTCTTGTTCATCTCGCCGGTCTTCAGCCGGCCCAGCGCGAGCATGCGGCGTTCCGCCTTGCCTCTGGGGGCCATCACAGGCACCCCATGCTGATCCTCAGTACGCCTCGCGCGTCGTAAACGTCCCAACGGCCGTCCCGGTACTCAGTCCGCCCACCTGTATGGCGAATGGTCGTGGCTCCGTCACCTACCTCCAGTGGCACGGCGCCGTCCGGGGCCAGCACCTTGAAGCTGTCAGCAGTCACCGAAGTAGCTGCAACGGGCGCCAAGCGAGCTACGACGGCCGGAACCGCTGCAATGACGGGTACGGCACCCAGCGCGCGCAGGAATCGACGCCGGTTCATTCATCCTCCTCCGGCACAGGCTTGCCCTGTACCTGGTCAATGGCTTCGAGCTGGGCTTCGTACTGCAGCAGGCAACGCTTCCGGCCGTTGCTCACCTCGAACACGGCAGACGGCGCCGCTTCCTTCACCCACTTGCATCGCTTGCGCAGCTGGCCATCGATCGGCACGTAGGTGGCCACCGGGACCGTGATGACGGCTGCCGGCGGCGGGTTCGGCTTGGTAGGTGCGGGCTGGCACGCGGCCAGCAGCGAGACCGCCAACAGGAGTGCGAACCTCATGGCGCGATCCTCCTACCGAGGGTGATGGGTGATTCCAGGGTGCGATCCGCTTGTACGAACGCAGTGGCGATCTCCAGAACCAGGTCCACTGCCATGCACCACAGGTGCAACACCGGAACCTTCGGACTGGCGGTCACCTGGGTATCGCTGTCTTCGCGCAACCAGGCCGGAACGCCGAATAGACGGCCCTCATGGGTCATCCCGGCCTCAATGGCGCTTTCCCTATCGACGTAGAGCCATAGTGGGAGCCGCATATCAGTACCCCTTCAGTGCTGGGCAGGCGGAATCGAGCAGCTCCAGTGCTGCCTTGCAGGTGTCGGGCCGTTGCTCATAGCGACCGCGCCAGGTGGAAGCCTCCTTCTCGGAAGCCTCGACCTTTCCCGCCAAGGCCCGCAGTGCCTCAGCACTCTCGTCCCGGAGGGCTTGCAGCTTCTCGGCTTCGGCTCTCAGTGCGGCGGCGACCTCGGCCAGACGCTGATCGCGGCTGTCCACCTCGGCCTGCAGTCGGGCGGCATCGGCCTGCCAGTCGGCCCGGACCCTGATCACCTGGGCGCTCAGGGCGCGGATCTTCTGCTCCTTCTCCCAGGCGGTCAGCCCGGACACCATGCAGCCGAATGCCAGCACGGCGCACACCAGCTTGACCTTGCTGCCGGGCTTGCTCAGCCACTGCAGCGCATCGGCAGCGGCGCCTACGATCAGCGTCCACAGCGCGCGAAGGAATCGAATCACTACGTTCATGGCTTGTCGCCTCCGATGGCGCCGGTGGCTTTCTCCACCATGCGCACGTAGCCGGGCAGTAGCCGGCGGATCAGCACGCCGGACAGGCCGGCCAGCGGCAGCTGCGGAGCGCCCGCCAGTGCCGGCCAGATGGAGGCAGCAACGGCGATGACCCATGCGGCCACAATGGCGTAGGCCACGACCGCCACGGCCAGGGCAGCCCAGCGCGCGGCTGTCTGTAGGGAGCGGTGACCGCG